TCGACAGCTTGCCGCGTCGTTTCAGACGCAAAACTCATATTTTCGGCCAAAATCCTAAATCCATCCTGTGCCGATAATGTGCCTTCCCTAATCTTTGCCATTGTTCCGGCAATAGAAAACCCGGCCTGCTCGATGGTTTCCGCGCTTTGTGTTACCGCGTCAGTGCCAGCCGCCACTGCTGACGGGTCAATGAACGGCAGGCCGCCAACAACTTCCTGTGCTGGCTTCCTCTGCAAATCGGGCTGTGGTGCAATGTCCGGCGCCGGGCCATCCTCAAGTGTCTTTTGAAGGTCTTTAAACGCCTTTACTGTTTCTTTTGGAATTGCGGTAAGGTCGATTAATTTCTGTTTTAAAATGTCAATTTCCTTACCATACGGGTCAAAACCAAGCTCGATTAATTTTTCGATTTGGCTTCTGATTTCCGTTGCCTGCTCTTTGATGACGTTTGCGCCAAGCACATCACCCTTCAATGCAACGGCATTTATAGACGCCAAGGCGTCGGCATACGCTTCTGCGCGTTTTTTTGCCGCTGCAAGTTGTTCGGCGGTTGGCCCTGGTGGCTTATAGGTTCCGTCGCCTTTCGCCGCTACTGTTTGCCCTTTCTCAAGTTCCGCAATGTACGCTTCAAGCGCCGTCGAAGCGTCGTTGATATTCTTTGTATTTTCGACAACGTTTTCGCCGTAATCCTTCGCGTTAAGCGCCGCTACAATAGCAGCGTTACCGCCCGCTTTGAAAAAGTTAACAAGTTGTTGCCCAATTGACGGGTCGCTATTTTTCGCTACCCTCAAAAGGCTTTTTTCGTATTCAACAAGCTCATCTTTTGCGGCCTCAATTTTAGCCGTCAAACGAAGTGCGCTAATGTACTTATTTGTTGCATCTCTTACCTTGTCGGTGCTGATTGCCGTCTTGTCAAGAGTTCCGTAGTAATCCGGGGCAATTTCAACAAGTTTATCCAGCGCCTTGCGCTTTTGCGCATAGGTACTGTTTTCGTTTTCGATAACCTTTGTTAGGCGTTCGGATTCTAAACGCTGTGTGACAATGCTTTCTTCTGCCGTTTCATTGACTTTGTTTAGTGCTTTTTGCGCCTCCGTTGCGCCTTTTACGCTTGCCGCATAGTTCGTATAAGCCTGCACAAGCCCAACAACAAGCAGGACGGCAGCGCCCAAAAAGAATGCCCTCTGCGCAATGGTGAGCGCCTGGAATGCACGGGTAGCAAGTGTAATGCCCGTGACCATTCGGCCCAGTCCATTTGTGATTGAAAGCAGCCCGCCCGCTGCCAGCCCGCCCAATAACTTAAGCGAACCAATACCGGCCAATAGCGGGCCAATAGCAATAGCCGCGCCCGCAATGATGATAACAAACTGTTTGCTGCTGTCGCTTAAGTTATCGAACGCCTTAGCCGCCGTGTTAACTGCCTTTCCTAAAGATTCCGCAATACCAGCAACATCGAAGGCGTCGTTAATCGCAAATCCAATTTTTGCAAGGCTTTGATTTACGGAATCCCGAAGGTTATCGAATGAGTTTTTTATGCCGCCGGTTGCCTTTGGCAGCTTTTCAAGTTGTTCGGTAATCTTGTCTATAAAGACCTCAGACGTAATGCCCAGCTTTTGGATAGCCTCGGTTGATGCCGTTCCAAATGCCTGCTGCATCAACGTCCTGATCTGTGGCAGGCGTTCTGCTATTTGGTTGATTTCTTCGGCACTTACGACGCCTTTGGCACTAATTTGCGTCAATGCTAAAAGAACGCCATCCAGTTCTTCGCCGCCTTTACCGGCCAACGCAAGACCATTGCCGAACGCTTCAATGGTTCGCCGTGCTTTGTCAGCAGATAACCCGACGGCCTGTAATTGTACCGAACCTTTAACCGCCTGTTCAAATCCTAAGCCAGGCGCAAGAGCGGAAATGCGCAGTTTTTCCAGTTCTTCGCGGGCCAACTTTGCGCTGCCTAATTGCGACGTTAATGCAAGCTCAAACGCCTCAAATTGCCCCGCTGTTTGTAGCGCCTGCTTGCCGATCAAGCCCAAAGGGAGGCCAATAGAAAGGCTTATATTTTGGCCGATTTGTGCCAACTTTTGCCCAGACTTTTGCAAGTCGCGTTCCATCTTATTTAGCCCTTTCGTGAGGTCGTTTATTACCCCAAGCCGTACGTTAAGATCCGCTATTGTTGCCACTTCTTGCCGCTTTTTCGAGCCTTGCCCGGTTTAGTTTTTCAATTTGAACGCGCTGTATTTCTGCTATTTGTTCGCCTGTCATCGGTACAATTTTCGCCTGCTTTTTATCCCACGACAGCGGCATGAATTTTTGCGGCGATTTTTCCAGCTTTTTCGGATCTAAGTGCGGGCCAACAGCGGCGTACCATGACAGCAGCCGCGTTCGTTCCCATTCATCCCTTTGCCTTGCTTCGTATCCGTCGATGGCGTTTGCAAAAAAACGCGGCGTCATCAACAGAAATTCCTTTTCAGAATATCCCATTTGCGCCGCCGTTCGCATCCATTGATCAACGTCAATACTTAGGCCGCCTTCCGTTTCGCCGCCTTCATCGGCGGCGTTGTCTTTTTTCCCTTGCCGCCCGCGCCTTGCACCATTGCGTCCGTCATCATGATGATGATTTTGGAAACGGTTTCGAAGTCGTTAAGGATTCCGGCAATTTCGAGGCTGTCAGTGATCGGGCATGGTTCGCCCTTTTCCCGGTAGCCGTTAACGATTGCGATGTGGGTAAGGCTTGCCAGCGTGTCAGCGTAGGGCTGTGAAAAGTCGCCTTTGGTCAAAGCGTCAAATGCCAAAACGACCTTGTTGAAGTCTCCCAACATAGGCCGCGCGTAGTGGCGTTCGTACAAGATCAAAGCCGCGTTTGCAAAGCTGATCGGGTGTTGCGTTCCGTCGATTTCAATAAATTCAGTCATGCTCTGAATTTTAGAAGTGAGGGCCGGACACTATCGCCCGGCCCGATTTTTTTACGATGTAAAGGTTGGGTCGCCTACGCCTGCAAGCTCAAACGAACCTTCAACGGCGGCGTCGTTGCCGTTGGATGCCAGGTTCCACGATGTGATGTAAGCGTCGCCTACAAACTCGAAGTCGCCCGTTACGCCGGTGCCTAAAGTGAACTCCAGCAACGTCGCGGCCTTTTGCATATCAAAAAGCTGCTTTGCTCCGTAGGCCGCGTCCACGGCAAAAAGGAACGTTCCCGAACCCGTCCATGAACGGGTGCCGGGGCGTGGCTGCGCTGTTGCGCCACTGTCCTTGCAAGAGGTGTCAAAGGTTTCTGTCGAGTACGTAACCTCGGCGTTGACCTGACAAGTGATGACCGTATCGTTGACACGCGCCGTCATGTTTTTGGCTAAAATTGTTCCTGTACTCGCCATGACTTATTTGTGTTTATTTGTTGAAAAACTTTGAAACGGATGACGGTTTTGGCACGGACTTAGACGCCGTTTCAACTTCCTGAAAGTCAGGTGTTGCGGTTTCGGCGAAACAGTCAGCAACGACGTGGGCGGCAACGGGATAACGGTACATGCGCGTGTCATCGGGAACGTAGTGGCCGTAACCAGCCGCAACAAGCTCAGCGGCTTTATTGTCATGTGTTCCGATAACCGTACCGGCTGGGAAAACCAAGCCTTTGTTATTCCATTCCTTTGTCAGTCGTAACTTTTTCATGCAAAAACGATTGTGTATGATTGAATGACGCGGAAAAGTTCAGGCAGTTCGGAAAAACCGCTTCGCTCTCCTTCGTATTGTATATGGTCAATAGTCAGCGTTGAAGCGTCGTTAAGCGTCACGGTTCCGGCGTAAAAATCAATTACAGACCGTACTGTTGCCGCTGCCGTTGCCGCCGCGCTTGGTGTTGTTGCGTATATGTCAACCTGTACCCGCGTAAAGTCGAGGGTCGAGGCGCGTGTTTTGCTGTTTGTTGGCACGTTGCCCGTAACATTCACCGCCGCCGCCGGATATGTTGCGCCTTGCAAAATCTTGTCGGGATATACACGTCCCGAAAAGATTGCGTTTGCGCCTACGTTGTTGGCGATTAGTTTTGCTATTGGGCCGGATGCGTTCATTTTGAAAACTTCTTTGTTGCGGCATAAATCCGCTTTGCTTCGCGTTCGATGGTTTTAGTAAACTCCACTTTCGTCACTTCTACTATTT